TATGTTCATGTTGTAAATACTACCATAATCTGATTTTCCAATATTTAATTCATCTGAAGACATATTTTCTATGCCTGTTTCTATTCTATTTTTTAAAAAATCAAAAAAGTTATAGCCATGATATGAAGTCTCATCATTTTTAAAATATTCTAAAAGCTTTCTTTGATCATAAAAAATTGCATAAGCCTCTAAAGGCTTTTTGTCAAAAAAATGCTTAAAGTACGGGCTTGTCTTCTCTAGTAAAATAATTTCTTTTATATACTCTTTTAATAACATTACTAAAACCTAATAATAATTTTTAATACGTATCTATATATTAAACTAATATTCTAAAATTCACCTGGATCCATTGCGTAATCTAATATTTTAAAATCGCTTGGCTTAGGGTTTTCTGAAAATAATATTCCTAAACTATCCCAATCAATATCTTCAGGTCTACTAAAAGTACAAGCTTCTGAAATTTTACGAAAATCTTCGTAAAATCTAATTTCTTCAAACTGCTTAGATTGATTTTTATTATCATAATATGCTTCTTCAAAAATCAAATCATAAAAATCTTTTTCACTCAAACCACCTTTATTCTGACCCTTCTTTTTTTCTATGCTTATCTCACTTATAACATCAGAAATAAAACTACAAAACAAATATTTATCTTTTTTCAAAAAAGAGTCGTCTTTCAAAGAATTATAAAAAGTAGGAAATACTTTACTTAAATCTTCAATACTCATGTTTTTATGAGCTTTATATAAAGGTACAACCCTCTGCACAATCAACCAACTTGGTTGAACACTTAACTTATCCCAATCGTACAATTCAACAAATAAATTTTGTGGCCCAGACCCATGATCGCCAATGCCAATTTCAACTTCAACAGCATTCATCTTTCTTTCAAATTCATCTTTATCACTTCTTCCTACTGCAATCTTTAAAACCCAATCTTGTCCTGGAATTGCATATGCTTTTCTAGAATTTCCACTTCCTAAATGCTTCATGTTAAATTTATCAACAACTGATACTAAATCATAAAAAATATCATATTCTCTAGCCTCAGAAGAATAATTTTTAACAATTTCATTTAAAGCTTCAGAAACTTTAATTCTTAAGTTTTCATCAAATGCTTCAAATAAATAACTTTTAATATAATTTTCTAATATAAGTCTATACATAATTAATCTTTTTCAATATATCTAGGTGGAATAGTTCCAATCTCACTCATTATAAAACCATGTGGGACATTAGCAGCATAATACTTACCAGCATGCTCATCAATATCATACCACTTCCACATCTCCTCAGGACTCTTCTCTCCAAAAGCACGGATTTCCTCCAAGCTTAAACTTCTTCTTCTAGTAGCATCCCACCCTTTACTTAAATCGTAACCTAACTCTTCTAACTTACGATTATAATCCTCGTCACTCAAATCATTCCACTTAGATATTACTGGCAATAACTCTACGCCTTTTACCCAAGAATTCGGATAATCCCTTAAAAAACGACTCAGATTTATCTTATAAGTCACCAAATTCCATTTCTTTATAAAATGATCATCTGTTATCTTACTCAAATCAGGCTTTCCAAAAAATACACTAATTCCATTATAATGATCTTCATTCCTACCAGCTTTTACGTCTTCAATAAACTTCTTACGCTCCTCAGGATCAGGCCTTGCCATCGCTACTTTCTCTTCATCTTTAATCAATGTCACAGCATTTAATAACCCATCCTTCATAACAGATTCTACAGACTCAGGCGTTATTGCTGCATATACATACACGTCTTTATATACATCAATTGTTAATGCTCTTCGCCATGTTTCAACAATAAACTTTGTTTCTTTTCTACTAGACAACATAATTTAATCCCAGATAAATCTTTCAATATAGTCATATATATCAATTCATATCAAAATAAAAATCACACATACAAAAACGTCATGACTTAGGTGAGATGCCAAACTCTTCAAAAATATTATTAGCTATGTCTTCTCTAGTAATCTCTTTATACGTTCCTTCCACTAACTTATACCCGCTATTATCATCCCAAACTCTTTTATAACTAATCATACCCACTTTCATTATAAACGCTACTTTAATGGGTTTTTTACTTTTTTCATTATAGTCTTGATAAAATATTTGTCTTTCTAAACAACCTGCGAGCGCTAATTTACGAGAAATACTCTTTGGACCTCCAAGTTTCTTGTTAGCGCCTTCGTTATATTCAAAGTCTATCTCAACTAAAATCCACCATGGATAAACTATATTATTATAGTCATTAATTGTTCTTATCATTTCTCTCTTTCTTTTTTCAATTTCCTCATCATCCAAAATACTATCACTTGTTCCAAAAATTGTAATACCTTCCTTTTTTGCTATTACTTTAGAATATTGACCATATTTATCATATTTTCTAAATAAATTTCTCTCCATTCCTTCCATATTTTTACTTCCATACACTCTCTTTACTTGTACATCATTGCCAATATTTTCTCCCTCAACTTCATCCACACTCTCTAAGAAAAGTCTTCTTATTACTTCTCTCAATCTACTCTCAGTTATAAGCATATTAACTCCTGTTCTATATTCATTCATTATCTATATATCACAATATAATCTCAATACCAATCAAACATACGAAAACGTCATGACTCAGGCGATACACAGCTCTTTAAAATTTAAAACATATTCTTAAATATGCCAGGAGTTAAAGAATCGTCTAAATCTAATACGTAAACTTCAATAAACTCTTCCACAGACTCCTTTATCATGTTCTTTGCTTTTTGCAACCTATGATTTCCATCCAAAACATATTCTATATCACCATCTCTTTTAACAACTATTATAGGATAAGCTAAACTAGCTTTCTTAACTCTTTTCTCACTTTCTTTTCCACCCTTTTCAACAATATGTAAAACTTCCTTACCACGACTAAACTTGTAAAAAATATCTTTAATTTTCATTGTAATAGGCTTAATCTCATTAACATCAAAATAATCTAAAACATCTTTTAAAGTAATTTTTTTACCACTCTCGCCTTCCCAATAAGTACTATCTAAACTCTCTTTAATTGCACTTCTTGTAGTACTTCTCAATCTACCCTCAGTTATTCTCATATTAACTCCTACTAAATCTTTATTCATTGCCTATATATATCAAAAAGCTATCCAAAACTTCTCCCGAAAATTTTTTTACAAAAAACCCAAATTACTTTCACACACTGATAACTATTTCGTTGCATCTTTGACTATATACTCTAATCTATAAATCACTCTGCAAACGAGGCACATCAAATATCTCAGCATCCTCTGTTTCAAAAAACTCTATTCCATGCCTACTACAAAAACTTCTTAAATAACTCTTCTCAAAATTCTTTTTATATTCAACTAACTCTTCAACTGTTTGACCCAACTCCTCCTCCAAACCACGAAATACATCAAATATAAAATCTTCAAAATAAAATTCTCCTCCTAACCAAATAATTCCTACAATTTCTTTAGGCACAATCACAAACTCACTTTGATTATATGTAAAAAAATCATCAGGCTTAGATTTAACAGATTTAACATACGCTTCATCATCTTCTAACGGAAAACTTCTACGAATATTTGTAGCACAATTTTTTAAGTCATCTTCACGTTGATCAGGATCAGGATCATAATCTATATCATTTCTTGTCCTTTTTCTTAACTTACCATCTCCTACGTCTTCTATGTTAATTCCTACATTAGTATCAAAAGCCATTGTCACTACTTCAGGCTTCAATATCAAACCAATATAACCCCACGGATCAATACCACCACCACTATAATTTGTTCCTACACCCACACGCTTGTCAGGATCAATCAAATTACAAGATAACTCTTCTTTTCTCTCAATTTTATTCATTACACTTTCAAATGCATTAATTGAAAATTCAATAAAATAATTCTTTTTCTCCTCAATACTAATTAATTTATCACTCTCACTAACCATCTGATCCATACCTGCTTCAGATACACCACAAAATACCCAATGAGCATATAACGCATCTCTAACCGCACCTACATGACCATAATTTTCACGATAATCAATCTTTTCAGACCTTGACATCTCAAATAATAACTTCCTCCAACCCTCAACCAATAATTTCGTTTCTTTTCTATTCATACGTTAATCCTAATTTTCTTTTCTATATAACTCTATATATTTCTATATAAATAATAAAAAATTATTAACAACAAAAACGTCGTGACTCAGGAGACACACCACTCATACTCACTTCTTATCAATATATTCATCTATGCTTGGTAAGTGCACTAGCATAATTATAGAGCACTTGGGCTTCTCTATTTGTAAGAGATTCAATACCTTCTAAGTTTGCCTTATTAGCGATGACTAAAGCTGCATTAAAGCCCAGCTCAGGACTCTCGTTACCCGCGGCTTCAATATCCATTACATGCTCATTGAATCGCATGAGCGCTTTATCTAATATTTCTTTAGGCAATCGCCTTTTAGTGTCTAATATTTCACTAGTGTCTAATATTTCACTAGAGTCTAATATTTCACTAGAGTCTAATATTTCACTAGCGAAATTTTCATGAGACATCCAATTATTATCCCATTCATTCTTAACATTTTCAAATTCATTATATCTATTGCCAAATGTATAATTTTTACTTAACCAATTCTCAACCAATTTAAGTATATACTTGTAATTTTCATTTATTTCATTTATCTTGTAATTTTCATTTATTTTATTTATTAATTCTTTGTAATAGCTTCTTCCTTCTTGTCTTCTTAAAAATTCCTCCAAAGCTTGTTTTAACAAATCTTCTAGCTTTGGGTTTTTTTCTACAATATCTTCTTTTTCAACTTCAAAAAAAATATCTATTACATTTATTATTAATCCACTAAGCTTTTCTCTTTCTTCATAAGTCAATTGTTTTAACATTTCTTTAAATTGTTTTAACATTTCTTTAGGAGTCAATTGAGATGACACACTTTCAGAAATTATTGACCTTATAATACTTCTTAATCTACTCTCTGTTATAATCATACTTAACCTTCTTTCTATCAATAACTCTATATATTAAAAAGCTATCCAAAACTTCTCCCGAAGTTTTTTTCACAAAAAAAACAAATTACTTTCACACACTGATAACTATTTCGTTACGTCTTTAATACTACTATATATACTTATTACACTACTCTTATATATAAAACTGATTCGTGGCCTTAGGGTAACGAAGAAAATACTTTTTAAAGCTGTTCGTGAAGAGAGGAGGGGCGACGACTAAGGCCGCGGCGTGCACTTTTTACACTGAGTTTGATATAATATATAGGCCCCCTAGAGGGGCCCCCTATGAGGGCCCAAAAAGCCCCGGCCCTTTACACGACGCCAGATTGTATTCTAAATTATTGAAATTATTGGACTTTTCGTCGCGTGTATAATTTTATTGGATTGAATTATAATATATATATAATAAAGGAAATAAAATATAAATTATAAAATAAATTAAATAAATAATTTAAAATTATTAATAATATAAATAAAATTATTAAAGGTGTATTTTGATAAATAATAAATTATAATATTAATATAATAAAGGAAATAAATTATCAATTAATATAAATTATAAATTATAAAAGGAATTTATTATAAGGTGTATAAAGTATCATTATAAATTATGATAAATATATAATCGGAAATAATCAATAATCATTAATAAATGAAAGGAAAGAAATCTCCCGAGTGCAAATTAAAACCCATCAGTATTACAATATCATGTAATCTAAAATAAGGATAAGCAATGAGACATTCTCAAATCCAACAAGTAATTGATACCCCTGAAACACGTGAATTCCTAAAATCATTATTCCAGAAAAATCTGGAGGAAGGAACCGATAAAACCAGTGTCCTAAGATTCGGCGAAGCCTTGGTTGATATCTTGAAATCGGAAGTCGGATCATATCGAGGGAAGCGTGCATCGTCCGGAGGCGACACGACGTGGAGATCAGAATTGAAATCAATGTTCTCGGGAAGAGGTCGACAATGGATAAAAGTTACACATGAATTCATCCAACCATACCTGGATAAATTTGATGAGGATGGGATTGACACGAAAGATTATCGATCCTGGATTGAATCCAAAGGACACGCTTGGGTTCGGTTTAATGGGCCTCGAATCCATAACGGTGTAAATTCTGGGGGATTTGAAATAAGGACATCAGGATCCAAAATTGATCATCCAAAACAGTTGTGTTATATCCCATCTGATGAATTGATCGAAGATAAAATTGATCGATTACCTGGTACACCGTTTTCAATGGGTTTGGAAATCATATCAAAATCAGATCCAGAACCTGAGATTCAGGAAAAATCTGAAAATGACAATAATCCTGAAGAAACAATTGAAGACACGCCGAATGAAGAAATCATCGAGGAAATCGAGGATATCCATAGAGAGGTGTAAATAGGAAAGGGGATCGGGATAGGATTGGGGTTGGGAAATTCGTGGGTTTGAGGGACGAGATTACATAAATGATTCGATATGATTACGTTTCGATTCGTCATTTACGTGTATAATTTTGATTTACAAGGTTATAATATGGATGAATTCTAGAATCGTGTATAAAGGAGAAGTGTATTGTATTTGATATGTTTATTGTTGCTCATCTATCAGATTATAGATAGTTGATGTTTAGAATCACGACGTGTTTAATTTAGTATATTGGTTTATAATAATCATATAATCCATTTAAAAAAAGGAATCGAAAAATGGAAATTGCATTGAGTTTTGTTATCATTTTACCTATGGCATGTTTTATCTATTTGTTTGTTGAAGAGTTCGTGAGAAGTCTTTTCTAGACGGGACGAGAGTATTTTAAATCTATGCACGACGAAAGTTGGTTGATATGAAGTTATATATTGCGACTTCTAAGAATGAAGACCCGAAGTCTGTTGAAGACGTATTGGATATGTATTCGTTTAACGATGTACCTGAAAAGTCTGTATCTTATCTTAGAGATTTGTGTGGAGATGATGTTTATATATTTCAGTTGCGATGTTTTCCTTTTAAGATTGAGAGTTATCGTGTTCTTTTGTACGATATGTCGGGTAAGTCAAAGTCTGTGTTGAAAAAACGAGAAATTATTCCTGATTCTTTTGTTCAGGATATGAAGTTTGTTTGTGCTCCTTGCAGACGTCTTACAAGACGTTATAAAAGAAGAATGAATGTTGATTTGAGAATGACTTCTAGTACTTCTTATTATCCTTACTAATGTATTTACATGTATTTTGATTTAAAGTTAATTCTAATTAATTCTCTAATCTTTTTAATTTGGCTCATCATCATAAATGTTCTTCGAGTCGCAACGTCTTGATTCGTCATCTTGGATGTGTATTTATTTTATTAATTGGATTATAATATTATCATAAGGAGGAAACAAATTGGATATTTTAAAATTCTTTTTATTGTTAACAACAATTCTTTTCGTGACGTTTTTTGGATTACGTTTTGAAAAACATAAAGTTATATGTGGAAAGGAAGTAACTTATAAACAGTGTCAAGAATTTACTGATGAAATAAACAATGAACTAAGGAAGAGACAATGAAGACAGATGTTTGGTTTGAATGTAAACCTGATGGAACATATATTATATATAAAGGAATATATGGGACAACAACTAAAACTGCTTTGAAAACTATAAAGCAAAAGAAAGACCTGGGTCTTGCTTTAAGAAACGAACAAAGGAAGTATTTGAAATAATGGATTTACAAGAACTATATAAACAATGTCAGATTAAACTTGACGATGTAAATAAGAAGATAAACGAAGCTTTGAGTATTGATGATTTTACTGAAGCTAATAGGCTTGCGAAAGAAAGAGGAGACTATTGTAGAAAACTTGCAACTTTAAGAATACAGATTCTATCTAAATAACATCCCGATTCACGACGAAAGACAGATATAAAGGGTTTGATATGTTTAAAAAAGAACTAAGTATGTTTAACTTCATTTTTAATATTCAGCATGAATGGTTTACATATATCATTAAAGAAGTTGATACTTCTCTAAGTCACTTAATAAAGTTGTACTTGAAAGCATTTTCTAATATAATTGCAATATCAATTTCTATAACTACTCCAATCGCATTAATGATGATTGGCTTTGATTACCTAGGTCTACTTTAAGGAGCTAACGCAATGTTTGACGTATCATATGATATTCACAGATTTAATTCTTTATCCACTATTGGAGTTCTTTGGCTTGCTTTTAAAATGTTTACAAACATGCTAATTTTAAGTCTTGCATTGGTTTCTCCAATCATTATCGTTTTTCTTATCGCACTTGGACTCGATTCTCTATAATTCGGCTCATCACCTAATAAGTGATTCGAGTCGCAATCCTTTGATTCGTCAACTGTGACGTGTATTATTTTAATATATTAATTATAATCTTTATATAATTAATAAAATAAAATAAATAATTTAAAATTATTAATTATATCTGTTTCAATCTCTTTAAAAGGGTAAATCAATGGAATTCAACTACGAATCTATTAATAACGTTTTGTATAATCGTCATCATAATCTCTCGTCATACTGGTCTTCTATCGGTTGGAACGATACTCACGTTTCAGTTGTCTATATAATGGAAGATGGTGGACCTGATGAAACTGTAACTATTGATAAGAAAGGAGTAATCTCTATCTCATCTCGTCTTATGAAAGAAATGGAGTCTATCGATTAATAATTACTTGAAGTTATAAGACTTCGATTCGTCAAACCCCTATGTGTATAATTTTAATTAATTGGATTATAATATTTATATAATTAATAAAATAATAAAATTAATTATATCTGATTTAATCATCAAACAGAAAGTTTAAAATGATTTTCATAACAGTATCTCAACGTGGATATACAGATTCAACAGAATTACTTGGACCTTTTCAGTCTATTGAAGAAGGAAAACGTCTTGTAACTGATGACATTACTCGAGGTCTTGATGGAGACGAAACAAGATATACGTTTATCAGAATAACAAATGATAAGATTACAAACTTTGAAATTGGATATGTTTTATTCAGAGACGAGTTTGAACATGAAGGAGAAGATTTAAAAGAAGAGTATTTCCCTAATGTGTAATTTATAATTAAATGGATTATAATAAATCCATAAATCATTAACAATACGAAAAAAGATTAACAATGTCAAAGATTCAAATAACTTACTCAACTCGTGTTGAACTTGACTTACAAGAAGTGTGCGACGAGTTAAAGATACGAATGGAACACATTAAGACTATCACGACTTCCGGGAATCTTTTAAGTATCTTCATGGTGAGTGGAGAATTACTTAACTACGAATTCGACTTCTCGAGGATTTGTGACGCTGAAATGGACGAATGGAACCCAACAACTAAAATCGTCTAATGTGTAATTTATAATCAAGTATTATATAATAAATCATCAATCAACTTAAATATGAAAGATTTTAGAATGGAAACTCTTTACAAGACTACATTACCATTTGCAGCCTGTGGTGTTGTTTTAATACTTCTCGGTCATATTTTAATCGGCGCTGACTCGAATACGCCAAATAAAAACAATAAATCTAATCCAACTTACGAAGTTGTCTGCAAACACCCGATGGGTCATATCTTAAAATATAAAGTTGACAGATTCCAATGGGGAAATCTATACAACAGCAGAAACAGCATCTGGCGTTTCTCTGATATTGAAGGTAACTCAATTAAAACATCTGGACCATGTTTTACAGATAATCAAAAGTTTAATGAAAGGTAGTTTCTAAAATGACTGTTTCTGAGCTCATCGAATTTCTTAAAAAGAAAGACCCAAACATTCAAATCATTTTTCGTCATAAAGGAATGTTCGTTAGACTCAGCGAGGAAAACTTATCTACAAAAAAGTTATACCCAGACCTTACTCGAACAGACAACTCATCTTCTGGCAACGGTGAAGCTGAAAGATATCTGTTAATCACTAAAGGGAATTTAGGTAGTGATGAATAAAGAATATAAAATCAAAGTTTACTGGGACATCGCTAAAGAAGCTAATGTTCATAGCTTAGACTTTTTATCAAAAGATAAATATGATACTGTTTGTAAAGAAAAGAATATACCTTTAGCTGAAGATATCATTACTATTTCAATAACAAACCATTCAGATATGATTCACGACGAAATTGAATCTTACGTTTCAGAATCTCTCTACAAAGCTTATGGATACGTTCCAAGCTTTTGGTTTGAAGTATAAAATATTTGAGTCGCAAGGCTCTGAATCGTCAACTCTGGTGTGTATAATTTTATTAAAATGAGTTATAATATTTATATAATTAATAAAACAAAATAAATTATTAATTATATCGGATTTAATCATCTAAAAAGGATACGATATGACGCTAATGCCAAGCGAAATTTTTAATGAAGTAAAAAAGTTTAAAACAATTGCAGAGCTAAAGCAATGGATGGTTTCATTGGGTTATGATTTAAATCCTAACTATGAAGGTTTAAGCGATGAAATGGAGCATTCGAATTATCAAAATCATTTTCATTTGGACATTCTAAATTCGGAGATAAAATCTATATCAGACGACGCTAAAGCAATCGTTATTTATAATAATATCGAAGAGGTTTTGGCTGATGGACTAAATAATCCTTCGTATAAATCTAATTTTACTTCAGATTTAAAATCACACATATTAATTAATCAATAAAATCTTTTAACCACTCATCTCATATAATGACTCGATGCTTCAACGCATCGCATCGTCAACTCCTTGTGTGTAATATTTCATCAAAATAAGTTATAATATTTATATAATTAATAAAGCAAAAACTATTAATTATATCATTAATCATCTAATCAGGAGATTATTATGACTAGAGATCCATCTCTTCCAAGACCCAAGTTATTTCAAATCGTTATAAAAGGAAAAATCGAAGCGAAAGGACCAGAATACGTTATAAAAGAGCTACAGCTCGTAGCAGATGATTATGATCTTCAAGAATCAATCGAAAATCTAACTGATGGTTTTTATAAAGTTGAGTCTATCACAACTAATGAAATAGAAATCGGATACAGCGCATACTGTCAAGGTGTATTCGTCGAAGGAACAAGAGTTATTCAATCATAAATAAATGTCTCATCGATGCAACGCATCGATTCATCAACCCCTTGTGTGTATAATTTTAATAAATTGGATTATAATATCTATATAATAAATAAAAGGATTTGAAAATGGTTCTTAATATTGAATATGATTCTGAAGGGAACCCAGTTACATTAATAACTGGAGAAACTGATCCTAACAAAGATATCAAAGCTCGAATAAAGCTTTTACAACAATACAGAAGACAAGGGTATACTCATGTAAACGATTATTATTGGATCCAGCTAACTGGAAAACTCGCAACTATCAATGAATACATTCGTGAAACAAGAAGCTATTTATAAGAAAGATAAATAACGATGCCAGTAACTTACTCATCAGACTATCGATCTCCTCCAACAGGATGTGGAACAATTGAAACTGAAAATGGGGAACTAATCTTAATTCAATATAACGGCTGCAGTCCAGCAGTATACGGTGGTATATATAGCAATATCATTTACATCCCATACGACTTCAGCGAAGAGTATGATAAAGCGCAAGCGAGTCTTATTAAAATTCTAAGAAGATATAACGTAACTCAAGTTCATGATTCAGAGCTATGTGATGGTTTTATGACAATTAACGTTTTTAATAAGCTTAGACAGCTATAATATCAGATGTATCTATACGTAATCTTATCAATGCTCGTCTTTCTTATTACGTTTGGATACGTCTTAAGTTATATCAATAAAAACTTTTAACCACTTATCTACTATAATGACTCGATGCTTCAACGCATCGCATCGTCAACTCCTTGCGTGTACTTTTTTAATCAAATGAGTTATAATATTCATATAATAAATAAAAAGGATTTAATATGAAAACTCTTTATATTAAATGTCCCCCTGAAGAGGGCGAAGCAATGTTTAATGGAATTCCATATACAGAAATTCTTGAAAAACTCAATATCGAAGACTCTGATGATCGTCGAGATTTGGTTATGATTATTCATAACGTTCTACAACACTTTAAAAGTGAAGGGTTTACACATGTCGTAGATCAGTTCATCAGCTTCAAAGGAAAAATCGAAGATCATACGGAAGCTCACGAAGAGCTATATAAAGCACGTCCAAGGAGATAAATCTATGGCTTCAATTAAAACAACTAACGTTGGCGATACGTTAACCATAAAAAAGATTGCACAGTTCAATAAAATCTTAACAAATCATTCAAACCACAGAGAAAGCTTTTACCCTAAAACCAGAGATCCAAACAGAATACTGCCAGTTGGCACGACGTTAAAAGTAATTGCAAAAGGAAAACGACAAACAAAATGGGCTTATAGCTACGTTACAGTTACAGACCATCGAAACAATACGTTTGACATCTTATCTCCAGATTTACGAAGATTCTGCAATTAAACTCAATCGTGCAAATTTTAATCAAATAGGTTTATAATAAATCATCACCACACAAAAAGGATCAACATGAATTCAATCACTCAATCTCAATACGAAAATCTCATCAACGGTAAAGTTGATTCTACACTTGATACTAACATTCAGTCTGATATTAAATATGTAAAGACTATACTTTTAACCCAACAAGACAACGAATTCTTTGTTGAGTTTATCGAGTTAGATGAGCTGTGTGAAGAAGAAATTACTGAATGCATGAACAGAGGAACAATGGTTACTATCAGCTAAAGTTAATAACTCAATCGTGCAAATTTTAATCAAATAGGTTTATAATAAATCATCAATCAATCCATTAAAAAAGGAAATCAAAATGGAAAACTCAAATGTTCAAACACAAAATCAAAACGAGGACACAATGTCTCAACAAGATTTAATCGTTCAAATGTTCCAATCCTTTCTTACTGATGGCGGTTTACCCAAAGTCACAGACTTCAAACGTCACATCGACTCTCTAATCAAAGACAATGTTAAACCACTTTGCTTCAGATCCGGCAAGTCTCCTGATGGCGATGATTGGCGATCTCAACTCAAAGCCCGATTCTCTGGTCGCGGAGCTAAATGGGTTATTGTCCCACTCAAAGAAATCAACCCAACTATCTCAGAATTCGAATCTCAAGGCATTGATTGCAATGATTATAAAACATTTGTCGAAGCTAATGGCGCAGCTTGGTTACGATTTGCTGGTCCTCGCATTGATTCTCAAGGTAACCAAGCAGCAGCTTTCGAAGTTCGAACTGGTGGCTCAAAGATCGATCACCCTAAACAACTACACTACATCCCAGTCGATCAACTCGATGAAACAATTCGTCCCCTCGGCGGAACTCCTCACTCTCTAAAACTCGAAGGCCAAGAAGAGAAATCAGAAACAAAAGATCTCACCGAAACTGAAGTCTCTACAGATGATACAGAAACTATCAACACTGAAGAGACTTATACCGAAGAACTCGTCACAGAAGAAGATCTATTAAATTATGAATTCGCAGATCTTATGAACGACGAAACAGCTTAACCACTCCCCGATCTCTTCATAATATGATTTGATCAAACATAATCTTAGGTTATTATATAATCATAAGACTATTCATTATCAGCCAACGAAGAATTTATTTTTTAGACTTCACCCCCGGAGAAACTAGATTCAATGCAGCACAACGATCAACAGAACTGCCCTAGCTCTTTGCTCATCAAGCTCATCGTTTACATACCCTCCGATTCGTCAAGCTGCTCTCTGCGTTCATTGCACAGCATTGGTTTTTTAAACCCAAGCAGCTCTCTTCTAAAACAGTACTTGACTACTTTTGCGTAGATCTAGTCGCTGAAAGGTTTTATTATGGATATTCTACTCATCTATGTATACAACATTTGCTGGCCAACAACTACAGCATATGCTTATTACAATACAAAGTGTATGAGAACTAACGCTTATATTAAAATCCCTAAAGACTCCTTTAACTCCAAAACAGAAAGAGATAAATTCATCGATTATACACTACAACAGATCAACGGTGTCAAACCCTTACCATATGAATACGGAATCGAATACGTATGTCAACTATAAAACAAAAGAAAGCGCAATTTAACTATATGAACCTTTTCGTCTTCTTCTTCTTGTTCATTGTACTCCCTACAATCAGCATAATCGCTCATCCCGATGAGTTCGTACCATACGCTATCTTCATAATAGTCGTTGCTCTCGTCTATATTGAAAGTCTAAGTCATAGAAATGATTAGATAAAATACTAACAAAACTAAAAAGTTCGCGAAGAACGAGGGCGGAGCCTTATCCGTGTCCCTTAGTTTAGAATGTGAATAGAGGTATCGAGGATTAATTCTGTTTAACTTTTGGAGAAAGTATGAGTATTATAATGTATTGAGTAGAAAGATGCTCTGCGTTTAATTTTTACCATTTGTTGCTTTGAGGCGACAGCCATTTGAATCATAAGGAGAGAGATAGTGATAGAAGTGTTATTTAATGTAGTTGTGACGTGTTTTTTGTTGTATATATTGTTTGATTATGTGAGTGAGAATTATTGAGAGAAGAGTAGAGATTATAAATATTTTTTGCTGTTTTTGAAGTTATTGTAGTTTAGAGATATTTATGAGAAAAATTAGGAGATTGTTATGAAGAGTATGTTTTATATGATGAGTACATTTGTTGGATTTTATTTGTTATTTGGGGTAGTAGAGATGTATGAGGAGTCTTTATTATATGATGAGGAGAGTGTGACTTATGAGTTTCCTTTGGTGGTGATAGAGGGGAGAAGTTTAGAGTGATTTCGTGATATATAGAGATATTGATAGAAAGAGAGTGTAGAGTGATTATAACTGAGAGCAAGTTGAAGAGAATGATAAGAGAAGCTTTGATTGAAAGTAATAGTGAGCAAAAAAACATAGGTAAAGAACATAAAAAGAAGTATGTAGATGAAGAGTTTAAGTATACAGCTGAAGCGAATGCATTAAAAGAAGAGTTAGAAAGTAAGTATGTTTTCTCAGTATTTTATTTTTACGAACCAGAAATATTTAAAGATTCTGAAGAATCTGAAGAAAATGAGATGCTAGTTACATTAATTAATTTAAAAAATCGTGTCCAAAGTTTTGAGGAATTTCCAGATAAAGTAGAACTTGAAGATCTTGTAATGACTGACTCTTATAGTTTAGGAGATAAGAATGAGAGAAAGTTAATGAAAGATATAAATAAAAAAGGTGAATTTGAAGTAGAATCGTCTATAGAGGGTGAGTATCCTGAAAAGCATTATTATGGTTTTATTGATATTAATGGAAAGAAGCAAAGAATAATTTATAAGCATGCTATTGGTGGATTTGTTTATTATTATTTGTTTTCTAAAGATGTTTTAAAATGATTGATAGAGTTGTTTTTAATTTTAACTGCTTTTGAGAGGTTTAGATATGAGTTTATTGAATGACAATATAACTGAAGAGATTCAGAAGAAGATTTATTTTATTACAGCTAAGCTTGGAGTAATTCCTTCTAATGTTAAGGATTACGGTGACAAAGATGTGCAGGTTAATTGGATTGTTGATGATAAGAGTTATATGTGGAGAAGTTTAAATAATGGAAAGGTGATGGAGTGGGTAGAAGTTATGGCATGGGGTTCTGAACCTTATTATATAGATTTAGATAATTTATGATTTTAACTGCTTTTGAAAGGTTTTATTCTTATGAATAAGTGTTATCTTGTGACGTATAAAGAAGACAAGAATTATTATGATCATCCATTTAATAGAAAGAAGGAGAGTACTGTAAAAGAGTCTATAAGAATTTATGAGTATGGTGATTGTATAGAAGAGATAAAGGAAAGAGTATTTAAAAAGTGTGAGAAAAACGACAATATATATTGTGAAACTATTAAAGTAGAAGAAGTCAAGTATGTATTGTTGGAGGCTGGTAGTTCGAAATCTTTAGAATGTAAAGTGAATAATTGGATTAGGAAAGGTTGGAGTTTATTAGGAGGAGTAAGTATTGGTGGAGGAGGTGGAGGAGATAGTGATATATATTTTGTTTATGTGCAAGGATTAGAGTGGAAGTAATTTGGTTTTAAATTGTTGTTAATAAAAAGTGTAAAATAATATAAATTGAATTATAATATAGGTGTGATAAATAAAAAGAAATAATTTTGATTGCTAAAATTGAAAAATTCATTTGAGGAGATTTTAAAAATGTTTAATACATCTCAATTTACAGATGTGTCTACGAATCGTCAAAGAAACAATGGTACGACATGTTATCGTGATAATTTTAATCCAGGTGTTTATTATACATCTCATATTAATGGAAATGTTAATAGGGTGATTAAGAAGCAAACAGAGATTATTGATCGCATGTCTAATGAAAGGCGTGTGAAGAATATTGTAACAGCTTACAAGATAAATCCTGTGAGATTTGAGAATCAGGAGAGTGCTGAAAATAGTGTTAAGTATTTTGAGACATTACCTACTGAGAATATGCGTTTACATAGGATACAGACTCAGGCTAATAAGTTTAATAACAAGAGATATGTTGCTAACGAGAATAGTATAAGAGTTTTAAATGATGAAATTGTAGTAACGACTGTTAAGATTTGATTTACAGGTTAGTTATTATTATTATGATAGCTAACGATATGGGCAGTTAGCCAAGTGGTTAAGGCTCCGGTCTCATAAACCGGCGATCCTGGGTTCAAATCCCAGACTGCCCATTAAGCACTCGTAGCTTAATGTAATTTTACATTATGTTTATAAACCTGCATCATATATACATTATATGCTTAGAAAGTAGGTTCAAAAATGTTTATTGAAATGAAAGAGTACATTAAACTTTCAAGAAAAGAAAGAAGAAAACATTTAAATCTTAATACACCTTGTATTGAAATTGGTGGTGATTCTAGATCTTTTAGAGGACTTTTAGCACACTATTTAAAAACAACAATAGATAAGAATGTTTACGTTTGTCACGCTTGTAATAACGATAAATGCTCAAATGTAGATCATCTTTATTGGGGAACACCAAAAGATAACCATATTGATCAAGTTGAATGTGGTAGTTGGAGTTCTCCAAGAGAAAGAACAATTAAAAAGTACGGTCTAGAAGAAGCAAATAAAATACACAAGAGGATAGCATCTTTAGGAGGAAAATCTGGTGGTGGAAAAAACAAGCTTTCAAAAGAGCAAATTCAAAAATATAAAGAATCGATACTTGAATGTGAGTTTCCTAAGAGAGGTTGGAAGTCAAGAGCAGCAAGAAAAATGAATGTTTCACATACTCAAATTAAAAGGATTTACGATATTTATTTAAAGAATATAATATAAAAAATTCAGCGCTTATAGCTTAACAGGATAAAGCAGGGGCCTTCTAAGCCCAAGAGTTCTGGTTCGAGTCCAGATAGGCGTATTTAATACAATATACCATACCGGTTCGATTCCGGCAGGTGGTATTTATGGGTTGCTAGCTCAATGGTAGAGCACCGGACTTTTAATCCGTTGGTTCTGGGTTCAAATCCCAGGCGACCCATTATTTCTTTATAAGAAGGAAAGGAACTAATTATGGCGATTGAATTACATGCTAGAAAAGTTGTTAGTGCTTTTAATAAATGTTTTGATAAGCTTGATAAGTTAAATGTTGAAGACTTTTTGGTCGAAGATGGTGATTATAGAAAAGCTTATTATAAATGTTCGTATTCTGATTATGAAGAGAATAATAATATATTTATAGTTTTAGAATTTCCTGTTCCTTCTAATCCTGAATTAGCATCTGTTTCTTTCACACATGATTATAGAGTAGTAGATTATAATCAAGCTTTAAGTGATGAGATATTAGTAAAAGGACAGTATATAGATTATACTATTAATTAAACTGCTTTTATTTAAGGGTTAATATGAATCATAAAGAAATCTTAGAAAAAGCTAAAATGCATGCAAAGAATCCTAAAGATATTCCCAAGATTGAGACTTTGCATCAGAATTTATCTCATATGACTGTAGCTTTAAAAGAAGTTGAAACAAGATTACTTAGAGTTACAGGCAAAATGAATAGATTAGGAATAGAAAATAGAGATAAGTTTATTAATGGATTAGCTGAATGTGTATCTGTTTTGTGCAAAAACATTAGCTTAACAGAAGAATATATTAACAGTTTCTATGAAAGGAATAGTATGTTTTCAGTAGTATCTAAAACTAATCATGACAGTAAAAGAATTGTTGATTTATTGGTATGTGGTTTTGAAGGTGATGTTATCAGTTGGGGAGAAATTAGTTTAGAAAGTGGAAGTGATTTGTATTCTATAGAAGAAAAAGATTGGCTTGTGAAGATTGTAGATACAGAATCAAAAGAGGAATATGGATTAAGAATAGAAAACTTAAATATTGGTCTTCAAACAATGGCAGACAAGTTTAATTGGCATTATGAAGACTTTGTTAATCATAATGAAGATGCTATTACGGGAAGCGTTTTCATTCAATGTTGCTTGTTTGGAGATGTTATTTATGAGTAAATTAAAGTTTATTGAAGTAATTGAAAGTAGCACAGGAAGAAGTATCAGTATATTTATTGATAATGTTTTATATTTTAAACCTATTGTTGAATCAAGAGAAATAGAAGATAAAAATAAAATTTCTTTGCTTTGCTTTGAAAACGTTGTAGTAGGAACAGAAATAGTTTTAAAAAATGATAAAGTTATAAACTCAGATACAGAGTATGGATTTTTTAAAGAAATGTTACTGGAGATTTTATGAAAAAAGGTGACTTAGTAGTAGGAGTTAGACTATTTCATTTTGGTCCTAGCTTTAGTACTGGAGTTATATTAAAAGAAGTCGATGATTATGATTATGGAGAAATAAATAATAGATTATATGAAGTTGTATGGAGTGACGGTAAGAAGTCTAATATGTGGGATTATAAATTGGAGTTAGTAGAAGATGATTCAAGATGACTTAACTAAAAAAGAACGTGGTTTTAGTGATGATGGATTTTAATAAGTGCATATTATTATTTAATTGTAATATAATAATACCATAAGGAGAAAACATCAAATATTCATTTTAAAAGGATATTAATTATGAATAATATAATTACAAAAAGCCAGTGGGAAAAGATATTATCAGCTGTAAATATTCATTCTTTGAAATTACATCAACATGATGATAGAATATATTCAGGTAAGACTTTAAAATCTTCACAAACTAGACATTATATCTATGATAATTATGATCACCATGATAGCCCAGGTCTTGATTTTGTAATTCATGAAGGAAGTGATACTGGAAGATTAACAGTATATAATGGATCTGAAATGGCATACGCTCCTATTAACTTTGAAAAAGGTTTATATATTGCAAAAAACTTTTTTAATTTTAAAGGCAGTAATATGGCAGAAGAAATTGTTTGTGATTATGTGATGGATGGAAATCCTAAAATTAGATTATGGAATCAAGAATCTTGTAATGTTATTTAACGTGTATCATGTTCATAAATTATATTATAATATTAGTATAAGGCAACACATTCACCCCTGTTCAAAAGGACATATAAAATGACTTTGAAAGAAGAGTATAGAGAAAGCATATATAATGCGATTAATGCTGGAGGATCTATAGGTTTATCTTTGAAAGAGATATTTTTAGAAATATTTGACGATGATAAAATTGATGTTGCAGATTTTAATGATGAAAAAATGAAAATTGTTTTTAATATACTTGATGATCTTTTAGAAGAAGAAGTTGTGTCTTTTGATGATGAAAAAGATTTATGGAAATGTATAAACTAGAAAGGTTAAGTTATGTCATACTTCAAAGAAGCTAAAACTGTGGGTGAACTTAAAGCTCTTATAAGCAACTTACCTGACGATACTAAGCTATTAATGGGAAATAATAGCGGAGGTGGATACAGAAAGAAGATATGGGTTTTAAATATAAATAATAGCAATGAGCAGTTTGATTTCTTGTTATATAAAATTAAATCTTATCAATGTTTAGAAGATAAAATTAAAGGTACTTATAATAATTTAAAAGACATTGTAATATTTGGATGTTAAAGGAGTTTTATTATGAACAATCATTATACAGCTGAAGTTTGGAAAAAAGATCGTAGAGTTTCTGAGAAAAAGGGTGGGAAAAGATTTATTGAGTCAATTGATTATGTAGGTAGACCTAAGTCTCATGTTCGAGGCTGTGTTGAAATGAAGTACCCAAGTGATAAAGGTTATATTATAGAAATATTTGAGACTTACGTAACAAGAAGAAATATTATATCAGGCAAAGAATTTCAAGAGAGATATGATACACCTTATTACTGCTCTCCATCTTCAGAAAGATATTGGAGCATGTAGTATGGTTTAATTGTCTAATAAGGTAACAACAATTTATTTATTAAAAAGGCATTCGACATGTTTTTTATATTCAAGCATAACAATCAAAAAGTTTTTGAAGGTATTTTAAAGCAACATGCTTTTAAGATTAGCAAACTTATTAATGATAACCCAAGCGATAGTTTTTCTCTTAAGATTATTAAGCATCTTAAAACAAAGGATAAAGTAATAAAGGAAATTACAAACTCATGTGACATTACTGAGTACTGCTTGTTTAGTTTGCTATAAGACAATATGTTTAATCATAATTCTTCAAAAGACAAAATTGAAAAAATCATATTAGATTCAGTTAATTCATGTATATTAACTAGGGTTTCTTTATACTCAACATGTAAAGAAGTATTTAGTATTTCTAACATCATAGAATATGAAAGTACACTATCAGCTATATACCAAGTATTAGATGAGTTAGTTAAAGAAAAACAAATTACATTTAATAAAGAAAAAGACTTGCGTATGATTGCATATTATACTTTAAATACTTTAATTAAAAAAGCTAAAAATATTTAAAAGGATATTACTTATGAGATCTATAACTTACGGGAAGAGAATGTTAATAGTCTTAGACTTAATACAAAAGAAGAGTTGTTTGAGAAGTTAGTAGACTATTAGCGTGCAATTAATTTTTATTTAGTTGTATAATAAATCATAAGGCAAAATTAATTCATTAATTTAAAATAATTTATGATTAAGGAGAAAAGATATGGGATTAAGAGTAGACAAAGTTTTATTAGACTTAGTGGATAGGGGAATAAAGATAAATGGTGATCTGATAGTGAAAGCATCGTTTGTTAAGGGACTAGAGACTATAAATGTATTAGTAACAACATGTGAGAGAAGAGAGTATGGAGAGAAAGAAGATAAAAACTGGTATGAAGATAAAAATGGTTTTGTAAGATTGTGGGTTGTAGTTGAGGGATATGGCGAGAAGCATGCCAGTGGTATAAAACCTTTTCAGACGGTTAACGGTAATGCAAGTGATCATGTATCGATAAAAACATTTATTAAAAATGGTTTTAGAAAAGATTTGTTTTAATCATAAGAAAACAATAATTCATTCATTTAAAAGGAGTGCTGTTATGATTATTAATGTTCGTTGGGAATTTGATTTGAGAGACAATGCTGATCAAGGTAATCTTAAAGAATTTGGAATTGATTCATTAAGAGATTATGATGAACTACATACTAATGATAAAAGAAATGTTTATGAGCGTTTTGCAGCTGCAAATGATATTCCTTTAAAAGTTGATCTGTCTAAATATTGGCGAGAGCCTGAGAATGCTTGTGAAGAAGATATCACAGAATTCCTTAGTGATAAGTGGGGCTGGTTAGTTAAAAGCTGGAGTAAGGAATGGTGTGTTGAAGATCATATTGAAGATCATATCGACTGTTTTGTAGATTAATTAAAAACAAAGGAAAAATAAAATGGCAGCAAGAAAACTTTTAACAGTATTTACTTTTGCAAAAGATGGAGAATTCTTTTCTGATTCTTTGGAAAACAAGGATTTACATATTGCCATTAAAGGTTATTGGTACGATAATCCTAAGTATAATGGTCCTGGTATTGATAATAGTATCAGACTAAAGAGATTTAAAGAACTTGTATGTGAAGTACATTGTAAAGAAATCTTGAATACGCATAGTATATGGAGATCAACAGTTCTTGAGGAGGTTTACAAGAACGATAAGCATGTTAAGTTTAACGACCTAAGTGAATGTATGTGGCATCCTCCTAGAGAAAGCGATATAAAAAATGTAGTAAGTGATGAGGAGTTTGATAGGATGTGGTATCAAGAAAGAGCTATGGAGATTGGAATGTTGCACGGTATAGATGCTTACAATGATTATAGAGGATACTAGAAAGTTTTTATAAAGATATTACTATGAATAGCAAGCATCAATTAATAATGTTCAAAGTTGAAGTATACATAACAGAAAACTACAAGTCTTATATTGATGATGTAATGTATTGTATTGGTATCGAAGATGTTCAGAAGTATGTTAAAAAAAAGAGAGAAGAGATAGGAATTGAAAAATATAATGGCTATAGTACAGAAGCTATTCCTTTGTCTAGCTATTCAGCATCAATTATAAAGCTGGGAGTAGAGAATCATAAAGTGTAATAATTATTAAACAAATTATATAATATACATATACAAAAAGGAATTATTTATTTTGATTGTGAGGATTAAATGATTTTAACTGATGATATTATAAATGAGTTAAAAGAAAACGTGATGGATATAATTGAAGGCTGCTGTATAACTTTAAAAAACCTATATCAAGTTATAAATAATTTTGGTATAAATTCTGAAGAGTCTATTTCTTTAAAATATTTGGTTGTTACTTTAGAGTTGTTAGAAGAAGAAAACAAAGTTTATTATGACGAAGAACAAGATCTTTGGTGTTATAAATTATAGAAAGGTTATATTATGTCTATAAGTGAAAAAGAAAGATTTAATCTAAAGATTCGACAAATAAAAAGACTTTTACATCAAGCTTATCAGATTGTACCAGATGTTAATTGTGATAAAGCATATGAAAGTTGGTACAAAAATATAGTAACTAGCTTAGATAGTATTCATTGTCATGATAATAAAAGCAAATATACAATGAGAGACACATATAAAGATTGGATACTAGAAAAAGACAATTAAATAGAAAAATAAAGTTTAAGTTAATTTAAAAAACCAATATGTGCATTTTTTATAATATTGATTTATAATATTAATATAATAAATAAAACAAATTTAAATATTTAAGGATATACCATGTCTAAAGAAGTTTATGAATTATTAAATAATGATTATGAAAAATCATCTAACAATACTAGTTATCCGTATGGTCGCAGTCGTGGAGACGTTAGAAGAACAACTGTATATGTTAGAAAGGATGGAAAATCAGTTCCAGAGCAAGATCTAAAATTACTACAGGATCGTGATGCAGAGATTATTAAAAGAGGTGGTTCAATGGCTGCACTTGGTGGTGTATATACAACAACGCTTTCGCAAGATGGAATGTCATTGGTTGTTAAATATTATAGACATACTGCAGGATAATAGGAGTTGTAAACAATGTCTAAGAATAATCAAGCTAATAGAGCAATTCTAATTAACAAAGTCATTTCTAATTGGGATAATGATCAACTTAAAAGTTATGTTGTTAGCAGCTTGCAAAGATGGTATAAAGAATCAAATATTGATTTTGATTTAGACTGGTCAAAAGAATTTAAAACAAAAGCTGAGGTGTAGTCATGTCACATTTAAGAAGTATGATTGGCAAAGAAGTCCTTATATATCCTGGTGATACACATTACAAGAAAGGAATAATTGAACAAATAACTAACTTTGGTGTATTGTTTAAAATTACAGAAGCATCTAAGTATAGTGATAAATATGTCGTAGGTAACTTACATTTTATATCTTTTTCTGCTAATCTATCTTTTAGGGAAGTACAAAGCAATGTCTAAAGAAGAAAACATTTTTAAAACTTTAACTTTTAAAAAAAAGATTAGAAATCATATTGTTGATCAAGAAATTGATATTACAATAGAGAAAAGTTATAATGAATATTCAGGTAAATATGAAGTTATGTTTAAAGAAAATGATATATGTTATATTTCTTTATATTTAACTAACAGACATTATGGTGGTCCTGAAGAAGGTGGTTGGTGGTATAATACAAATAATCTTTATTTAACAATACCTACAGTATTTAATAGTAATGCTATTAATAAAATCATTGACAACTTTATAAAAGAAAAAGTCGAAGAAGAAATGTATGGTGATATTAATTCTGTTTTAGGTGGGCAAGACGGATGGATAATAATAGAAAAAGTTCCTGGTAATCTTGAAAGAGCAGAAAGACAAACTTACTGTTAAAGTAAATACAAATCTTTTTGTATGAAAGTAATTGCTTTGAATAGAAACAAAAATAATGATTTAATAGTTGTTTTTTTAGTGTTATTGCCTTGTGTGTGGTTTATTTTATTATACAGTATTATTAAAATGTTAGAATCATTTTTTTAAAATACAAATTAAAAGTTGGCTAAAAATGTTTTTAAAAGAAGAAATATCAAACATATTATTAAATTCAAATAGTTTAAATCAATTAATTTCTGATTTAAAAAAAATATCTAGCTACGGAAGTAATGATCAAGCAAGTTGGCTGTTAGAGGATATAAGAAACATATCTTTAATTGCTAAAAAAGGTGATTACTTTTATATTTTAGAATCACCTTATAATGATTTTGAAGTATTCTGTATAGATGTTTTTTCTAAAAAAGATCGGTTAAGCCTAAAAAAAGACGGTTTTAAATTCTATAAAATAACTAAAGATTGAGGAAATCTTATGATTAAAAATAACATACTAGCGTATATCGGCTTAATCCTAATAGGAACTTCTACTGGATTGTTTGCGTCATTATTAGTAAATTACCCTAAAGAAACAATAGAGGCTTCAGCAATACTTTTTTCACTTTTGTCTTTGTATAGATTGTTTATTTATATAAAGAAAAAGAGTTCATATAATAATTGATATACTATATAAAGAAAGTTTTTTTATGAGAAAGTTTATTTTTAATGGAAAAAATTATCATGACATGATTATTAATTCTTGGTGTAATGGTGGTTCGTTTTTTTTAGATATAGCATCTAACGCATTATATGACCATAATAAAGAGATCATATACATTGAAAAGTCTCATAAAAAAAACTATCTTATTGTACTAGAAAATAACAATAAATATTCTAACGTATTGCTTGATTTTATTGATATAGAGTAAGAATATTGTTGTGTATTAAATAAATATATTATTTATAATAATAGTATAAGGTAAATAAAAACAATTAAAACTGGATAAAGGATTTAATATAATGTTTAATTTTGTTTTTAACGTAGAGCATGAGTGGTATAAATATTTTTATAGAGGTGCTGATATTACTTTTTTTAATTTACTTAAATTGCAATTAAAAATATTTGCAAATATATTTGCAATTAGTTTAGCTTTTACTTTACCTATTTGTTTTATGATGTTTGGTGCTTATTATCTAGACTTGCTTTAGGATTATTAAATTGTTTGAAGAAGAAATAAAAAAAGCGCAAGACTTAAAAGACTTTAAAAACATACTTTTAGACTGCTCAAAAAAAGACAAAAACGTATATAATAGAATACAAGCCATTTATCTTCTATCTGAAATACAAAGAAATATAGACAGTACAAATGAAAAGATGAAATTTGTAATTTATCCTAGCAAAAGTGGAATAGATGTTTTTATAGGTAATGATGAAAAAGAAATGATAGAAAAATTTAACTGGAAATTTTATGATCTAAAAACCTAGTTGTAAATTATTAAAATTAAGCGAGTAATTTAAATGAATAATAAGTTAACTTTTAGTTATAATGCTACGAATAGAGAAGGCTATTGTTGGAACGTAAGAACAAATGAAATAATAAATCCATATTCATTTATGCGTTCAATTTTTAGAGACTTAGGGAAAAAGTCATCAATAGTCAAAAACAATAAAAGTATTTGTAGATTTGACTTGTCTAATTCAAAAGAAGTTATAAGTATAGACTTTGTAATAAGAGAAGAGATTATAAGCAGAGGTGTTAAAAATTCATTTCACATGAAGGGAAATAGTCATGAAGGTGTTTGGGGAAATAGATGGATAATTGGTTTAGATACTTTAACTGTTAAAGGTGAAAGAAATCAAGTATATGAATTCATATTGGAGCAACCTATGATATCAAGATTTTCTTGTGAAAAATACAAAAATCTTGACAATGAAAAGATTGAAAGTATTATACTTAAAATTCATATAGATGAATTAGAAAAAAGAGTTCTAGAATGTTATCAGAGTATGTATGAATTTATTAGTCATTATATACATAAATTAGAAATCAGTTAGGATAATCTATGAAATATGACAACTTTAAGTTTTCAATATCAACTGAATATTCTAAAGGTTTTTACTGGAATGTATTTACAGACAACACAGTTTCAGCTCAAGATATCGTTTCAGTAGCATGTAAAAGATCAAATAAAAATCTATTATATACTAACTTAAATGATAACATTGGAAGAATAGACTTAAGTGAATCTAACATAATATCAATAGACTTTACAATAAAAGAAAAGAAGTTAGGAAGTAATACTTCAGGTTATATACTAAATGGTGACTCAATATATAATTCAGTGTGGGGAAACTTTTGGAAAGTTGATATGAGTGCTGTTACTCTTTTTGGTAATAGAAATTTAATACAAAGCTTTGGCATTACTCAGCCTATGCTTTCAAGACATAGTCCTAGCTTATCTGAACGTACTGTTAAGTTACGTCATAAGTCTCTTGTCATTAATCATTTAGAAAATAGTATAGAATGCATAACAAGCTATCTAGATCATTTTTTAAGTAGACTAGAAGAGTAATATTATATTATAATTTGTGTATAAAATCAATAACTTGTAATATAATATTATTATAACAAAACAAAATAAATATTTTTGGTGATAAAATGATTGATTTAATTACTCTTTTAATGTTTTCTTTAGCATACATTGTAGGTGGCTTTACTTATTTTAAATCAGGAAATATATTTTTAAGCATCTTTTTATTTGTATCTGTACAATTAACTTATGTATTTTATGGATTTTATTAATTAGTTGTGAGTAAAAATGAAAGCAATGCTAGTAATTATTTTTCTAAGTCTTTTTGGATGTGGTGAAATACATTCTATTGAAAATTATAATCTTAAACTTTCTAATAAAAAAGACAAATGTAAAAAGTTTATAAATATAAAAAAGGAGTTTTTTCAAAAAAGAAATAGTAATAATCTTTCTGATGATGAAGTGTATATTTTTGACAGCAACGGTAATATTAAAACCGTAGAAGTATATGATTTTTCATTAGGACAAGACTTTAATAATTACTTAATTAACAAGTACATTTATAACTGGAATTTAAATAGTTTACTAGTATATCATTATGACTATATTGATGGTGACTTAATGCTTGATTATTTAGTTTCAAAAACTATGTGTAAAAGATAACTTTTAATGATTGATCTGTTAAAAGAAAATATTGGCGTAAATATATGTAATAAAAAGATTTTTTCAATTAAAGTAAAAGATGGTAAAATAATAGAAATAATACAAGATATATAAAACATTATAAAAAAGAGAGATGAAATGTCAAGAGATATTTTAGCATGTTTATTTCTATTGTTTTTTACTTTTTACAGTTTGTATAATGAATATTTAGTTGTAGAAAAATGTAAAAAGTATATAAGGAAAAAAGACATAATCATAAAGTTTCTTAAAGCTTCTGAAGACTATGATAACTGTTTAGAAAAATATGACAATTGTAATATGGAAAAAGTTATTTATAAAAATGAAATGAAGAAAATGGACGAAGCAATTTTTTATAGATAACTTTAATTTTTCTTAAGGAATTATAATGAAATATATTTTAAGTGAAAAAGAAAAACTTTTAGCATTTAAAGTAGGATCTAATAGAAATTTTGTTTCGAAAGAAAGAGGTATACATTCTAATAAAAAAAGTAAATGGCAAAGTGATGAATTTATTGATCAAAACGGTGCTGCAGGAGAAATTGCTTTTCTTGGTATGATGTTAGACAATAATTATATTGACATAGAATCATATGATATGAATCTTAAAAAAATAATAGATCCTAATTTCAAGCCTGCTTCTTTAGGATTAGATGATGGAGATGTATTTATAAAAGATTTAAACATAGATGTAAAAACAAGTACATATAAAACTGCTCATTTATGGATAACAAAAAACAAAAAAAGCACTAATAAAATTGATGGTTATGTTTTGTTAACTGGTAATATTGAAAAAGATAGCGTCTTTTTCTTTAAAGGTTATTTAGACCATAAGTTTATAATTGAAAACTGGGATATTACAAAATCAGGAACATCTGGAAAATTCAGACAAGATGAACTTGTTTGCCTCCCTTTTAAATAGAGAGAATTAAATTGTCTAATGATAATGTAAAGTGTAGTAATTGTAATAAATACATGGACTTTCATATGCATGATTGTGGTAAAACAATTGGAATGTATTATGGTTGTAAAAAGTGTGATGACTATTGTAAAAAATGTTCAAAGTCTTACGAGGAAAAAAAAGATGAAGACAATAAATGACTATGAAAAAGAATCAAGCTTAGTTAATAATGTTATTGAATTTTTAAAAAAAGTATTTAATTTAAAAATAGAAGTTAAAGATTTTTACAACAAAGACCTTTACCCTTTTTATAAAGCAGAGTTTTCAAGTTATAATGATTTAATATACTTAAGTTTTCCTTCTTTCTTTAGTTCTAATAACTCATCACTTATAATAAAAGTATTTGAAAAAGATGTTAAAAAAATTAATTTTAAAAACATTACATTTGAATACAATAAAGGTTTTGAAAAAGAAGTTTTAAAGATAAATAATTTATCAGTAGAAGATGTTTTTCAAAACGAATACTATAAGAGTATTTAATCATTAAGAGGTTTTTATGAGTGATAAAATTGTAATAAGTAACGATGTTGAAAAAAAACATTTTTTAAAGAGGATCGAAGAAGTAAAAAAAACTTTAACAAAGTATGAAAATGCATTAAAAGAATATGACGCAAGTCAAAATAAAAATAATTTTCCAAGAGGATATAACTTTTTTAAATCAAGCAGTCTTAACAAAAAGAGGAATGATAATGATTAGTTCATTAATAAACAAGATAAAAAAAGTTTTTAATAAAAAAAGAAAAGAAAACTATGATGAATTATCTAAAGATATTGATGATATATTAAACAGTAATAAAGAAGATTAGTTTTTTAAAAACTCTAATATATTTTTTCTTGTTGCACCTAAAGACATATCAGACTTTGAAAAAGATATATTTATATTTCCACAAATTGTTCCTTGAGAATTATAAACACCTGACCCTGAACTTCCTGGTAAAGAGAGTATTGTATATAGATTTCTTTTAACTTTTTCGTAAGACTCTTTGTCAGTATCTAAAAAAACTCCTGAGAATAAACCTTCTCTTATTGGTACTGAATTTTTACTATAGAACCCTCCTGAAGAAGATACATTATATACTTTCTCTCCATACAAGCAGTCTTCTTTACTTATTATAGACTTTTTGCCCCAAACTTTTTTTGTAGAAAACTTACAGAGATCTGATTTTTTATCTGTTTTTAATATCTGGTCAAATACATATATATTCCCATAAAAGTCCTTAACGTAAATATCTGGTACAACCTCAAGCACGTTATTAATATATTTTACGGAAAACAAGTCTGATATTTCAGCGGCAGACATTATTGAATTCTTTACTTTTTCAAATCGCTTAGGAAGTTTAAAACTTACAATTTCAGCACAAACATGTTCAGATGTAATTAAATGTGTTTCTTCTTTTTCGTGTGATACTACAAACGCTGATGCTCTTAAGAAAGGACCATCAATTATGTTATTCATTATATTAAAAGAAAGCGTATCAACATTTGCCTTATTAACAGGTATTATTTTTACTCCTACCTGTATCATGCCGAAAGAATCTTTCATTATGTCGACTGGAATCAAGCTTGTCAAAACAAAAAAAATAGATATAAAAGTATTAAACATTATTTAGCTTTCTTGTGTGTAAAATTGTATTTTTTATATTATAATATATTGAGAGAGGAAATAAAATTGAATAGATTATTAATAATATTATTCTTTATTTTTAATGTTGGGTGTATTAATAAAGAAATTAAATTAAATAAAAAACTTGCTATTGAGTGTAAGATAGAATTAAACTCTAAAGACATACTAATTAATAATTTATTTAAAGACTTAAAGGTTTTAGAAAGAAAAAATAAAAGTAACTTTAGAATTATAAAGTCTTTAATTGAAGAAGTTAATAAAAACAAGTCTTTATTAAAAATATGCCACAAAAATTATCTAGATTCAAAGGTAAAATGTGACAAGTACAACGACTATATAAACTTATTAAAAAAAGAAATAAGTGAATTTAAATAAGGTAATTATATGAATTCTGAAAATAAAGAAGAAGATCTAAACGAAGAAATAAATGATAAGTTTGTTATGCTTTTAGTTGCTGAAAATGGTAATTTTAGTTGGGTAGTATCTCCTGAAATTTCTGAAGATCAAGAAATAATTCTAGAAAGAGTTCATGCTGTAATGAATTATCCCTCTATAATTTTATTACTTGTTATTTTTATAGAGATTACTCTTATAAGACTCAGCAACTACATTAAAAGTTTATTCTCTAATGAAGATATAGAACAGTAGGAGACAAAGTGGATATTAAAAGCAAAATTAAATTAATCCATAAAGGCAGAGGTAATTCTTGGCTTAAAGTAAAAAATACTTCTGAAGTCTATCAGCGAATTATTTCTAAAATATCAAATCTGGATTCTTCAAATATTATTACGTTCTTTGAAAAAGAGGGTTTTGCATGGATAAGATTTTCAAAAGTAAATAAAGATAACACAGCAAAATATGAAATTAGATATAGAGGATCTAAACTAGATCATCCTGACTGTTCTATAAACTTAACTTATGACGAAATAAAAAGTTTAAGCCTGTTAGGAAACACACCTGTTAAGTTGTTTCTTGAAACTAATGAAAAAAAGAAAAACATTGTAGAAAAATTAAAATCAGTTAATGTTAAAATAAACGGCAATAAAAAAATCAAAAAGGAAAGTGTAGTTAATAATCATGAAGTAGTTGCTGAAATTGATTATAACTCAATTAAAGATATAAAACCAAAGAGAACTTCTAAGCAAGAACTTGAAATGTGGTTTAAGTGGTGTAAGTTAAATAACATAGATATAGAGGAATAAGTTGCTAAACATACTATTATTTTCTTGGGTTTATTGGGTTATTAATACAACAAACTATAATATTTCTTACAAAGATTTAAGGCTAAAAATACTTTCAGGTTATACTATATTCTTTATGTACATCTCGCTTTCTTAAATAAGGAATTAATATGTCTTATAAAACTTTTAAATTAGAAGATAATATAATTTCATTTATATCTGAAATAGATAAAAATGCATATAATGTAATTAAAAAATGTTTAGATCAAAATTTATGGATAGCTGGAGGATTTGCAAGAAAGTTATTTAATGCTATTACAAATAACGAAAATATAAAGAATTCTTCTTTTAAATATTTCTTTTTGGAAAAAGGTGACATTGACATATTTGGGAGTAAAGAAAACTCAGACTTGTTTGTAAAAGAAAACATAATAGAAAGAAGACTGAGCTTCCATAGTATTCATAAAGACTATACTATGATTAATACAAATGCTAAAAACATAAGTGTATATAAAAATGACTATACTAAAAACATTATATTTGATTGTCATGAGTTTCTATACAATATTTACAAATCAAAGTTATACAGTTCAGTAAACAAATCTGCTATACAAATTCAAATAGTAGATAAAATAAATCATAATAACATATTTGAATGTCTAGATAATTTTGATATTACTAATTGCAAGTATGGAATATTCAATGATAACGGCAATATTAGTATTGTTTACAGTGAAGATGCTTTAAAGTTTGATAAAGAAAAAACACTTGATATTAGTAAAGTTAATACACCTTATCTTGCACAAAGAATAATAAAATACTTAAAAGCAAAAGGATTAAATAAAATATCAGAAGAAAGTAGACATAAAATAAAAGAATATCTATTTAATGTTTTATGTAATAATTGGCCAAGTTATATTAAAAGTAAAAACTGTAATAGTATTCATAACCATATTATAAAACTAAATAAAATGATATCACTTACACCTGAAGAAATTATACTTATGCTTAACAAGATTAGTTATCATAAAGTTAACGATGATTATTCTTATACAGTAAAAAAAGATTGGGCTTCTGAAACATTGTCTAATCAATTGTCAATTTAAAGGAGTTATAATGAACAACAAAGAAATTAAGGTTGGAGATATTATTTATTATAAAGGTTATAGCGGTGAATGTTCAATTGTAAATTATGGCAGCTCTAATATAAATATTTTTGTTCCAAATAAAATTGGTATATCTTTAGAAGGAAATAAATTTCCTATTTGCAATGGCGAGCAGTTTAGAATGGGAACATTTTATATTATTAATAAAGAAGATAAAGATTATACGTTAAATATAAACCTTATAAGAGTTTCAAATAATCAGCATTTAATAATTAGTGAATTCTCTTTATACAAATACTTTTGCGTATTGGAAAACACATGAGAAAAGAAATAAGAATTGGTGATATGCTTTGGGTAAAACTTAAAGGAGCAAATAATGATTATGGGTATGGAGAAGTTGTAGAAGTATGGAATGAAAAAAGTATAGGAAATTGTTTTAACTTCTTTTGTCAAGTAAACGGAGGACTTAGAATGGGAGAAGAAAAAAACATAATAGATAAGCCTACTGCTAGAATGACTTCAAAATTGTTTGAAGAGAGAAAACTATCAAATGAAGCATTAAAAAATAAAAGAAGATAGATTTAATATTGTGTAAAATTATTAGTAAGTATTTATAATTAAACAACAATAAACAATAAGGGCTTTAAAATGAATATTAATGACTTAGTTGATGTTGAAATTAAAAGTATTGTTAGAAAGTTAAATGAAAACAATATTATTAAGAACAGTGATATTAAAAGAATAATAAATAACTCTGTATTAAAAGCTTTATGTATTCATGATCCTGCAACTATAGAAAGTATTGACAAGATCAAATCAAAATTTTCAGGTAAAGGTAATGTATGGATAAAGCTAACGCCAGGAAATAGTATATGGGATAAAGCTATTCATACATTAGAATTAAATTCAAAAAATACTTTTTGTTTTAACTTAAAAGACATGTTTGAAGAAAATAAAATAGGTTGGATGAGATTTAGTAATGTCAACAAAAAACAAGCAACGTTTCATATAAGACATATGGGTTCAAAATTTGACGAACATATTAAATGTTATCTTAATCATGAAGAAGCAATTAACTCAACTTTGTTATATGGCAATCCTCATAAATTAGGATTAGAAAAAGGCAATTTCAAAGAAGAAGAAAACAAAAAAGAAATTATTGATATACCTGTATCTAAAGAAGAATTAAGTAAATTTGGCATACAAACTTTAGAGGATCTACTTTGAATTCAGACTTAAACAAAATAAACAAGTGTGATCTAGTAAAAATCATAGGAAAGTCTATTACTTCTTTTGAGGACAAGCCAACATTAATCGTTTTAGAAAAAATCATGCATAACAATAAACATCCAGAGTTTAAGCTTTATTGTAGTGAAACTGGAAGAATATTTTATTGGCCTTTCAGTAGCGGATTTTATCAACTTGTATTAAAGTTAGATGACTATGTAGATAATTTAGAAAGAGAAAGTTCTTGAAATGAAAGAAAAAGTAAATCATCCTGAACATTATTTAAAGTCGTCTGGACACGAAGTAATAGATGTAATTCAAGCTTGGGATTTAAATTTTCAGTTAGGAAATGCAATCAAGTATATTGCAAGAGCAGGTTTAAAAAACCCAGACAAGAAAACAGAAGATTTAAAAAAAGCATTATGGTACATAAATTATGAAATTAATAGAATAGATACCATAAGCAATCCAAGAAAGGAAAGTAATGAGAATAAAAATTGAATGGGACTTTACAGATACAGACTACGAAAATCTTCAGTATGAAGAAGCACTTGAACTTGCAGGATTACCTACTTATCTAGATTTAGAATTTGATGAAGACGATGATATGGATATTGATTCATACTTAACTGAAAATTATTATGGATTTGATTTTAGTTGGAATGAAGATTAAACTAATAATTTAAACTCTTGATTAGAAAGTCAAATAAAAATGCGCCAAGATATTTTAAAAAAATTTGAAGGTGTAAGTCATAAATGGTTTTATGTTGATATAGAAGACATTAATTTTAAATATGTCATGTCAGCATTAGAAAACAGTATCAGACAAGGAATGTTTCTTGCCAAAGACTCTATTAATTTAATGAAAGCTTTTAAAATAAAAAATAAAGCTTTTGTTAAGTTAAAGTCTTTAAGAGGAAGAAGTAATATTAGTTGTATATGCGAGCTAGTAACAAAAGAAAATAAGAAGTTTAGCTTTGAAATACCAGGTAATATTGTTTTAAAACTTGATGTTATTAGTGGAACACCTAAGAAGTTAAAATTATATGATTTAAGCAAAGAATCTAATGATTGGCAAAAACCTGATGATGGTTTTGATGATGGTTTTGATTTCCCACTTGATGAAGAATTTACTGAACTTGGTTATAAAATGTACAAAGAGTACCAGCTTGAACTAAGAAGACTTAATGTTACTTCAAAAGAATACAATAGAAATATTGAAAGGTATTATAAATGATTTTAGAAAGCTGGATTTTTTCTGTACTTGGTAGTTTTATTTTCTCTTTGTTTTATAGTTATCATAAAGAATGTAGACTTAAAAATTTTATACAAGTTTTTTCAATAACAATAATTTTATTAGCTTTAGTTTTAAAGATGTCTTATTGTGATTTAACTCAAAATACGCCGTATTAAATATAAGGAATGTATTTATCATGGATAGAAAATGGAAAAATGGTAAAAGAAGACTTATTGAATATAGTAAGATAATTGAAATAATTAGAAAAGTTTCTTCTTTTAAAGATCATCTTGTGATAGTAGGTTCTGATAGTGTTAAGTTAGGTGAAGAGTTTGTATTTGCTAATGCTATATGTATATTAAATAAAGACAAATACTATGATAGAAGGTTTTTTTATTTAAGAAGAAGAATATTAGATGATACATACTATAATCTTTCTAAGCGTCTATTAAAAGAAACAGAAGAGTCTATAAATATTGCTAGCGACTTACAAGAAAAAGTTAAAGGATTAAATATAGAAATTCACTCTGATATCAACTTTGATGAGAAACATCCGTCTAGTAAAATGAAAAATACAATTATTGGATATATTAATGGCTGCGGATTTGATTGCAAAATAAAACCTGATTCTTTTGTTGCATCAGGAATTGCTGATCGATACACTAGAAAAAATTAAAATGAATTCTGGAGACTTATTGTTTGTAGATAAAGATGACGTCATATTTGGTCATAGATTTAATACAAGCGATAAGTATTATTATACTAAAGTTAAATTAAAGCCAGGATGCTACTTAATAGTTGAAAAATTTAATTATTGCTTTTATGAAATACTTTTTGAAAATGAAATAGTTTTAGTAAGACTGTAGAACAATTTGCAATAAATCCTAATTAATATCAGGAGGTTGTATTATGAAAAGTCTTATAATAAATGTTTCAAAAGTAAATAAGTCTTTTGATATTGTTAAAGATGAAACTATACTTTTATTTGAGAATGTTTCTTCTTACGAAGATGAAATTATATCAATGATAGAAGAAAACAAATTAAGCTTAAGTAATCTTGAAAGCTTAGTAAATAGTTGGGGCGGAAGCTTAAAGTCAGTTACTTTAAAGCAATTAGTAGAAGAATATTTTAAAAAAGAATAGTTTACTTATTTACAGTTTTTTTTTGGTGTTTATTCTATCTGCCAGAACAATGAAAGGATTTATATGATTACAAAACTTTATACAACTAGTATTTTTGATAGCATTATTAATGATGTTTTTTATAACAAAGACTATTATCCTACTAACAAGTTAATCTATTCAAATAGTGCAGACTTATCTAGAGATGAAGAAGCTTATACTTTTAAGTCTATAGCAACTGGATTAAAAGAAGAAGATCTAGATATCTTTATAGACAATCAAGACTTAGTTGTTAAAACAAAAGAAGTAGAAGAAGAAGAAATGTTTAGATCTAAGATTAATCACAAGATTAGACTAAAAGAAAAAGTAGACAAAGAAAATGTTGTAGCTAAACTAGATATGGGTGTTTTAGAGATTACAATTCCTTTTGATAAGTCTTCTGTTGAAAAGCATAAGATAAAATTTGTTTAAGATAATAAAATTAATGTTAAATAAAAAAGCTGGATCTTTTGATTCGGCTTTTTTTATATTCTTTTTTATTATCAAAATATTCTATAAGAATTTAATATTTTTTCCATGAATGCAATAGTAGTTATTATCTACAAAAACATTATAATAATCATGAAAAGTTTCAGACTTATCAAGCACTATACATATCTTGCTTTTTTTATAACCAATTCTAACAATCCCTAAACCTTTATGTTTATTTTCTTCTTCTTTTATTTTACTCGTATTCATAGTCTTTGTTTCGTCAAGCCGTAACTTTTTCTAGTTGATATAGAACTTTAGAAGTGATTTGTTTATTTTATAACTATGACGTTACTTTTAGAAATCTTTTTTTGTTTTAAACTTTCAGATAACATTACTCTTACAAATGTATCTTTAGTATCTAAAACTATAGCTTTTTCTTTATAAACTT